GAACTAGCTGACCTGAAAGACCTCAACCAAACAATCGCGACACTGGTAACGACAGCAGCGGCCCGCAACGCACCCCGCAAAACAGGCAAACTCGCTTTCGCTCACAAGCCAAGCGCCACCAGGACACGCGCCAGCGTCACAGTAGGCGCCAACGTGCGAGGAGCTGGCACCGGAGCGGTACTAGCCGAGCTAGGCGTAGGTCGAGCAGTCCCCTACGCCGGCGCTATCCACTGGGGGTGGCCTGGCAGCTCCCAAAAACTACCCAAACAAATACGCGGCAAAATCGACAGGCAATTCTTTATTGCACCTAACCCCTGGATCGTTGACACAGGCCGGCAGCTCGAGCCGACATGGGTAGCGATCTACAGCCGAGGCATCAACGAAATCATCGACGCTATCGGCCCCGAAACTAACAAGGCAAGCTAATGGCAGGAACACCCGCGCGGCTCAAAGTTGACATCGTCGCTGACAGTAGGAAAGCTCGCGACGAGCTTGACGGCTTCAGCGCGAAGGTCGCCGGCTTCGCTGCCGGCGTATCAAGCGCAGTCACCACCTTTGCTATCGACAAACTCGCGCAAGGTGCCACAGCAGCCGCGAGCGCCCTGGCTGACGGCGTAGGCAAAGCAGCGAACCTGTCAGCTGCCCTCGGTACCCTTCAGCAAAACTATGGCGGCGCTGCCGGCGAGCTGCAAAAGTGGGCCGAGCAAGCCGCCAAAGGCTTAGGCCTATCAGAACTAGCAGCAATCAACGCCACTAACCGCTTTGCTGTTTATGCCCGCTTTTTAGGACTCAACGGCCGCGAGGCGGCCAACTTTTCCACAGAACTCACAAAGCTCGCAGCCGATCTAGGCGCCTTCGCCGATATCCCCGTCGAGGACGCGATCAACGCCATCGGCTCAGCTTTTCGAGGCGAACGCGACCCCATCGAGCGCTTCGGAATCCTGCTCAACGATGCAAGCGTCAAGGCCGCCTACTTTCGCAAAACAGGCGAGGAAGTCAACGGAACGCTCACAACACAGCAAAACATCATCGGAACCCTGGCAGCATTACAGGAACAAAGCGCCACAGCCACCGGAGCTTTCGCACGCGAACAGGACCAGCTAGGCAACAAAAGCCAGGTACTGCGAGCGCAACTAGATAACCTACAAATCGCAATCGGCGAAAAATTGCTGCCAATCTTTCAAGACCTGGTAGGCGTCGCGTCAACCATTGTAGAACGCTTCAGCGAAAGCGGCATCAGCGGCGTATGGTCCAGGCTTGCAGAAACCTGGGGCGGCGATCTCAATGGCCTGCGCACATTAGTAGCCGACTGGGTCAACAAAAACGTGCCTGATTTTCGCGAATGGTCAGCGAGGGCAAGCGAATGGCTGCTCAAAGTTATTTACGGCGACCCTGAAAACGGTATCCCGTCAATTTTCGAGCGCTTCACCCAGGTAGTCGGAGCGATTGACAGCGCAAGCACCGACGGCAAAAACGTACAGAGCTTAAACAAATCAGGCAGCAACGTAGCCGAAGCTTTCGTCGGCGGCTTCATTGACGGCGTAATTCGATACATTGCCGGTACCTTGCCTTCAGCTTTCGGCCGAATTTTCAGCAATCCCGTAACTGTCGCCGATTTAGTCCTGCCAGCCTTTAGCCTTGCCCGCTCAATCGGCAAAGCAATAGCTGACGGCATCATCAGCTTCGTCGAGGAAACACTAATCGGCGGCCTACGCGACGCCATCGCCGGAGCTTTGCGCTTTATCAGAAACCTGCTCGGCGGCGCCGGCGGCTTCCTCGGCGGTACTTTCGAGAATATTTTCGGCGGCTTTCGAGCTTTAGGCGGCTCAGTGTTCACAAATAAGGCCTACGTCGTCGGCGAGCAAGGCCCTGAGCTTTTCGTACCTAACCAGGCCGGCCAAATTATCCCCAACGGATTCGGCACCGGCCTGATCCAGCCAGTCAATGTGACTATCAACGCGACTATTCCGCCAGGCGTTAACGGATATGACGTCGGCAGTGCCATTGTCGACCAGCTCGATGACTACTATCAGCGCAACGGCCGTTTCCCCTGGAATAGCTGACGATGAGCTATTACAGTCGACCGGCAAACACAAAACTACCGACGCTCAGCGTCGAATTGTGGATTGCTGACAATGACGCCTTTACTCTCAACGATCCCACACTAGGCCGCCTCAATGCCGGCAACTATTTAGAAGGCAACAGCTCACAATTCGAGAACGTCGCTTGCGAAGTTATGGCCTGCTCATGGCGACGCGGCGCCACCAGCTCTACCGATTTCCTCGGCGTAAATCCAGGCTACGCAACCGTCAAACTTTACGACCCTGACCGCGTTTTCGACCCTGCAAACACACTGTCACCAAAAGTGAACAAACTACGCGTCGGAATGCCCCTACGCATATCAGCAAGCTGGGCCGGCACCGACTATGTGCAATACACCGGCTTCGTATGGTCGCTTGAATGGGAAAACGACGTCGCGACGTTCACAGCTGGCGACCTATTCACCAGGCTAGCTCGAGCAGAACTACCCAGCAGCGCACTATTCCCAGGCGGCCAGGTCGCATCGCAACGCATCGCAGACATCATGACGGCCGTCAATTACGCAACACAAATTTCGCTTGCTTTACCTGGCGCCGGCCGGCCCATGTTCCAAACACTAGGAACCACCCAGGCGCTCGAGGCTATTGACCGCACTGTAGTAAGCGATTTCGGCCTGCTGACGTTAAAACCTGACGGCACCGTAACCTACGCAACCGCCTGGTATGAAGGTTTGCGCAGCTTATGGTTCAGCCTCGACGACGACCTGTGCGACGGCCTAGCCTCAGCTACTTTGCCAGGCATCGCATATGACCGCGTCAGAAACGACATCAACGCCACAAGCACAAATAGCCTCATCAGCACTCGAGTCAGCGACACCGACAGCATTGACTACTACGGTCGCGCAACCTGGAACTATCAAACAGTCTTGCAAAGCTCTACAGATTTAACATGGTGGGCGAACCTGGCTTTGCTTTTCTACAAACAAATTCCGAACCGCGTACCGCTCAACGTCGTACTCGACCCGCAAGCCTCGGCCGACATAGCCGCAGCGTTATGGCCTGCGCTTCTCACCGACGGAATCGGCCAGGTCATTGACCTCAACACCGAAGGCCTAGTCGCCCAAGCTTTAGCGGTAGGCGTCACGCACAATTATGACGCTGCAAGCGACAGCTGGCAGGTGTACGTCACCTGTGCGGCGCACCCGCTGAATTACGCTGTCAATGTTTTCAGACTCAACGGCGGCACTCTCGGCTATTTAGACTACTCAAACACCCTCAAAGCATAAGGAGCAAAATCATGGGCGGATACAAAACCTGGGCAGCTCTCGAGGAAGTAACAGCTGCCAATTTCAACACCTACCTGCGCGACAACAGCGTTCCACAATTCGCAAACTCGGCGGCACGCTCAGCAGCAATCGTTTCGCCCGTCGTAGGCACCTTTTCCTATTTACTCGACACCGGCAGCCTCGAGGTCTACTACGGCGCAACTACAGGCTGGCGCCCGCCCTGGTCTCGCCCCTGGGGACTGGTCGCGGCGACATCAGGCGGCACAAACGGCCTCTCATGGCGCCACACCCTTTCGGTAGATTATTCAACGCCGGCAGGTAGTGACGTCGCGGTAACAAACGGCTCAATCACCATCAACGCCCTGGCTAACCGCCTTTACAAGTGCACGTTCACCTGCCCGACTATCGCGACAGACGGAAGCGGCAACGCACAAATCGCAGTCGACAACGGTTCGGGAACCACTCGAGCGCGAGCGCAAAACTGGATCGAAATCAGCAAACCTCAATCGGCCACACTCGAATTCGTAATCCACTTTGCGGCTACAGGATCGCAAACATTTCGAGCAGTGACCCAACGCTCAACAGGCTTTGCGAATCGCCTAGTCATCAGTGACTGCGCGATATGGGTAGAAGACATGGGACCGCAAACACCAACACCGCCAGCAGCATGACGCAACCCGACGAACTACCCGACCCCGACGCCGAAGGGCTGATCCCGCTCGACACCCCTTTCGACTACGGCAGCGACGAGCTGATCGAAATCCTGGCAGCTTTCGCTTCGTACACCAGGAGCGCCACCGATGACAACAGCTAGCGACGTTTTCGCATCAGCGGCCGCCTGGTCTCGAGTATCAGAACAGCCGCCAG